AAAAAAAAATTAAACTTTTACCTTAAGACTTCTGCGCTCTAAATTATTCTTTAGCTTCACCCCAGGATCTACCAAGTGCAATATCTACTTTTGATGGCACTTTCAGTGTATCAATTGCATTCTCCATCAGTTCTTTAACTGCATCAATATCAGATTCCTCATTAATAGAAAAACAAAGTTCATCATGAATTTGTAGTAATGGTTTAAATCCTGCTTTATAACAATTTATCATTGCCTGTTTTGTTTGATCCGCAGCAGATCCTTGGATCAATCTATTTAAAGCTTTATATGTGAAAGCCCTCCTGATGTTGTTTCCATAAACCGCCTTAGCCTCCTCATATTGCATGGCCTTGTTCATTCCGAAGGTAGCAGGCTCCCACATATCAAATCGGCATTTACGACCTCCTACTGTTCGAATAAAACCAAATTTTGAGGCACTGTTAGTTACTTCAGTGGCTAATCTTTTAACAAATGGAACTCTTTCACCATATTGTCTTAACAAAGCTTCAGCTCTATCTTTATTGATACCTAATTCTTTACCTAGTTTAGCTTTGCCCATACCATAAAATAAACCAAGATTAATTGTCTTAGCCTGAGTTCTAGTAATTCCTGCCATTTCAGCTACGATTTGATGAAAGTCTGCAGCTTCATTTTTATAAGCTTCTATAAACTCCGCTGCACCTTCAAAATGGTCATTGACAGATGCAGCGTAGTGAGCAACAAGCCTAGGCTCCTGTTGTGAGTAGTCGAAACTACCCCATTGTTTACCTTCTTCAGGTAAGAACAAGCTTCTAATTTTATCTCCATACTCTTTATTTCTTGCAGGAATCTGTTGCAGGTTAGGGTTGGAGTATGATAAACGTCCTGATACAGTTCCACCTTGGTCAGATCTTAGTTGATTTATTTCAGAATGTATTCTACCTTTGTGGACATAACGTTGAATGGAGTCAATGAATGTTGAATGGAATTTATTTATTTCTCTTGCTTGTCTTATTAGTTGCGCTATCGGGTTATCACAGTTTACTAACCAATTTTGGGTAAAGCTTGGTTCTCCGGTTTTCGGTGTCCGTGGGTAGTCCACACCTATTCGATCAAACACTTGCGCTACTGATCTTCCAGCCCAGATGTCTACATCTAATGTAGTTTGTTTTTTAATATCATGTAAAATTGTTTTTTCTTTACTGACAAATTCTTTTTTAAGACCTCTAGCCTTCTCTTCATCGACTCTGATACCTCTTCTCCTAGTATCTATTAAAATAGGCAATAATTCCATCTCCATTTCCCAAACATCATGCAGGGACTGCTTAGATAGCTCTGTTTTTAGCACTTGCCATAAACGTAAGGTTAGGCCTGCATCTTGCTCAGCATAGAAGCCTACGTAGCCCGCAGGCAGCCTCCACATGTCAGCTTTTGGATCAATTCCCCATTCTTTGGCTTTTTCATTCAAAAACGTCTCATTTTTAATTTCGCCTAAATAATCTTTAGCACATGCATTTAAACTAAAACTAAATCTGTTTTCATTGATGAGTGCAGCAGCAATCATGGTATCAACTATCTTACCTCTGATCTCAAAACCATTAACAAGCAGCCAACCAACATCGTAACTTGCGTTATGAAATATTTTAGTAGCATCAGTTTTTAAAATATCTTGCATCCAGGCCGTGGTGATGGCTAAGTCCATATTACCACCAGCATCATGTTGAATTGGGAAGTACCATTGTTGACCAAGTGCAGCCACAGCAAAACCAACTATTGCACCATCGAAGGTTGCCCATCCTGGTCCTTTTGTTTTTATATTTGGATCTTTAGTCTCCAGGTCAATTGCGATTTCAGTTGCTTGAGATAAGTCTGGATACTCTGCTGGAGCTACCCAATCACTATCATTATAAATAAAATTAAGCTGATGTGTCATTACTTAAATAAAAATTTCCAGCAAAAGTTATACGATAATCATCGCTTGAATAAAATGGATATACGCAATGATTTAAATTTGAAAAAAACATCATACCTTTACCAACCCAACCAGCATCAACATTAAAATTAATAAGTTCTATATGGTTATTATAACCTGGGTATGGAGGTTCAATGAATTGTAAAACACCTGACATATTTCTTGTAGCATCAACTCCTGGACTAGCTCTGTGTTCATCAGCCATCCAGTATGGAACTTTGGCAAAAATTATAAAACTTATAATACCAGAGTGGTTGTGAACTGGATTGAATTCATGTTTCTTTTGATAGTTTACCCATAGTTCTCTTAATTTTACTGGTAATGGATTAGGTTTTATTATATTTAATTTTTTGAATTCTTGATATAGAGGACCGCTTGTTGATAATTTATGAAGTAGAAAGTCTTCCAGTAAGTAAGTGTATTTTTCCAGATCAATTTCTTTTTTAATATTTCCTGCAAGTTGTTTATTTAGTGCTTTCTTTTCATTTTCAGCAATTGATAAAAGTTCAGAAATCTTTTTCATTGGAACGTCAAATTCGTAGATCATTAGTTTTTAAGTTTTGGAGTTTGTCCATGGTTATATAAATTTTGTATTGCATCACTCATAGGAATTTTACATTCAAATATATAACAATCCGCACAATAATAAAGTTTTTTATGAATTATTACTGATGGTAATGTGTTACACATCTCACATTTAATTACTCTACTTTTTTGTTTTTTTGGCATCTTTTAAATGGTCTATTTCTAAATCACAGTAATGTTTTATTTTTTGTAAGTCTTCAATTGTTTTACCCTTTGTTAAATACCTGCAAGCATACTTTATCACGTTTGCTTGAAATGGATTTAAACCATTTTTTCTTATAAATGTCCAAGGTTGAATTAAAAATTGTTTATAATGATTCCCGCCTACCTGCGTACCATCAGGAAATGCTTCATCAAACATATCTTTATCTGACATAGTTAGCCTCATATTGTTTGTAATATTTTCCTAATGGAAAATTATATTGGTGATAGGTACCCAGCAGATGGAGTGTGCTTTTAGATCTAGTGGCACCTGTATACCAAACCCTAAGTTCTTTTACTTTATCTGCTAAATTCTTTTTATCAAAGTGTGATGGAAAATTACATTTGCTCGCCAGGACAACATTATCTGCTTCACCACCTTTTACTTGATGTATTGTATCTATAATTATTTTAGGAGGTTGTGATAAATCTACACCTTCTTTCATAAGTTTTTGAAAATACTTTTTATCTTTATCTTTAAATTTTCTTTTAAACACCTCAGTCCAAGGACCCTTTTCGTCTCGCATACCACACCTTAAATGTAATTCATCAAAAGTAAATACTTGATTTGGATGTGCAAAACTCCATTTTTTACTGTCCGTTGACCGGTAGCCGTGGTCAATGTTTAACAAAAACTCATACATTGTTGTAGCTTCTTCTCTAGTAATACTGCCACCCTCACAGATCTTCTCCCAATAATTAATCGCTGAGAATTGATTAGGATCAAAAGACTTATTATTTTTTTGATCTTGGTAATATAAACCTAAGTTCTTTGCCTCTTGCTGCAGCTCTTTCTTTACATCATTAATTCTAGCCAACACCATCCAACTGCCTTCCATATCCCAAGGTACTTTTTTCAAACCACCCCATCTATAAATTGCTCCTTCTTTACCATTTGAATGAAACTCTTTTGGAACTCTGTTATCTCCCATACTATTTAGTAAACAATTAGAAAAGAAATGTATATTTTTGTTTAATCGTACTGATTTTTTTAACACTAAAGTCTTACCTGGAAAGTTTTGAAATAGGTCCACATCAGCACCATTCCATTCGTAGATCGCTTGATCATCGTCACCTGCAATATAAACTCTCTCTACTGCACTTGCTATTTTAACAACCATATCCCACTGCAAGGGTGTTAGATCCTGAGCTTCATCTACCATCAAAACCTTAAAAGGAATAATTAATCCATCGTTAATAAATTTTTCTACCATGTCAGTAAAGTCTAACCTGTCCGGTGTCCGTTGGCCGTTCTCCATCTCCATTGTTTTAAATTCTTGATACCCTGCAATTATAGATTTGAATTGTTGCAGCCTAACAGATTTTCTAGTTTGTTGTTTATATAACCACACAGGATCAACTTTCATGTTTCTTGCCCTGTCATATATTTGAAGTGACCAATTGTTATAAACTTTTGCATCATCATAATTATCTTTGTATCCAACTTTTACAGTTCCGTACTGAGTATGAAACATCAGCAGGTCTGCCTTTGGATCTAATACGGGAATTTCAGCAAACTGTTGTCTGGCCAAAGAATGTAATGTTCTAAAATATGTGAAAGCATCTTCATCATAACCTTTAAACTTTTGTCTAACTCTTGCAACACATTCATTAACAGCTTTGTTGGTGAAGGATACATAACAAATCTCATCTGGTGAGTAACCTTTTTCCAAATATCTTTTAACTCTTTTAAGTAAGTTTTCAGTCTTACCTGTACCTGGAGGTCCAAATATTTTAATTGTCTTCCCACGCAGCTTTTGCTTTAACGAACTTGACATCTTTATTTCTGTGCTCACTCTGTTTTGGCAGCGCTACTACCCAATGTCTAGACTGTATACCTTTAAACTTAGACTTGGGTTGTGCACCTCCTGTTTCTAAAAATCTTGTACATTCTTTTTCATTCCAATTATAACCCATTTTTTTCATAAAGTTTTTAAAGGTTTCTAATTTAAATCTCATTTCAGTATCATCTTTCCAAATGTTTCCAGAATCAATTTGGTCAAACTCAGTAGTATCTTCTACATCTTCTAAGAACCTAGACATTCTAGAATTAAACACATCTGTAAGTTCCTCTACACCATCAAAACCTTCCATGTCTTGTTTGTTAGACATCAACTCCTCTAACCAATCTCTATAAGGATCTGGATCTCTTTTAGTTGGTTTTAAGGATCTCCAAACAATATCGTAGTTTAGCAGCGCTTCACCAAGTAATTGTTGTTGGTATAATTGTTTTGTCGATAGTCGAATTGATTTACCTTGAATAGGTAATATCCAATAAGGTTCTGGATATGAATTTACTTTTGTAAGTTTACCAACTTCAGGTAAGGCTTCATTCTTACCAATTCCGT